TACCAGCCGGCACTGCGCCTCATGCTCGCGCAATTCCTCGTTGCTGGCGCCGGCGCGGCAGCGTTTGTCGATGGTCATGGCGTAGAGCAGATCGAGGAAGTCGTCGCCGCGCGGCCCGGCAAAGATATGAGCGCAGGTTTCTTCCGGGGTCGCCTGGCCGCTCTGCACCGCAGCGGCATCGGTCCGCTGGCGGCGGTGCAGTCGGCCCCAGTGTGCGCGCGGCTCGGCGGGCTGGTCGGTCATTGCGGCAGTCCTTGGGGCACGGCGACGTCAGGGGTCGATCCAGGCAGGAAGCCGGTCGCCTTCAAGATCGGCATCAACTGCTCGATCGCGTCCTTGATCTTGGCCTCGTCGCGGATGAGCTTCGGGTCGACGCCGAGCTTCTCGGCCTGCCGCTTCACGTAGGGGATCACGTCGAGCGCAACCATCGCCATCTGCGGGCCGAAGCGCGCCGCGATCAGCTCGGCGAGTTTGTCGTTGCGCACGACCTCCTCCTGGTCCTGCGCGCGCAGCAGCGGCGAGACCGGCTGCACCGCGATGTCGACACCCTTGAGCTGCACCTTCGGCAGCTTGCCGCGCTGCTCGAGGAGGTGGGCGAAGCGGCGATAGATCGGGACCTGCCATTCCTCGACGAGGTTCGTGGCTGGCGTGCCCATGCGGCGCGCGCGCTCGGCGCGCTCATCGGCCCACTGCGTCGCGGTCGGCGGGGTCTTGCCGAGCTGCTCGGGCTTGTCCTGGTAGTGCGCGCGGCGGATCGCGCTGCGCAGTTCGTCGCGCTCGAACACCGCGACGTCGAACTTGGACTTGCTCTCGATCGGCTCCGGCGCCTCCGAGCCCGGCGCGCGCGGGATCCAGTCGCCCGGGTTCACGCCGTTGTCGATGTTGGCGACGCCGTCGTCCTCGTAGGACGTCGGCGGATCGACGTGCTTGTCGTAGTTCTTTAGGTCGACGTAGCGCACGTGGTTGAGGGTCTTGATCGCCGGCAAGGTGCGGTATGTCGGCCCGACGCCCCACGCCGTCGTCGAGTCCCGCGACCAGCGCGCGACGATGAACGGGCACGAGCCCGCGCCTTTCCACTGCTTTTTCCAGATGATCTTGTTCTGGCAAACGACCGCGTATTGATAGACCTCGTCGCCCTTTTCGCCCCACAGGCGCCAACAGCCATCGACCACGTCGAGCGTCAGCACTGTGCCCTTCTGCGGCTCGCTCCCGAGCTCGGACAGATCGGCGTCCGGCCACAGCACCTTGACGTCGTCCCACAGATATTTCTTCTCGCGGAACACGCCGTCGACGAACCCGAACGGGCCGCGGGTGATCAGCAGGTCGGTCGCCGGGATTGCCTCGCAGTGGATCGGCTTCGCGGCATCGAAGTCCTGGATCAGCAGGCACATCGTTCCCGGGCCGAGGTCGAGATAGGCCTCCTGCATCGACTGATACAGATTCGAGCGCGCCATCTCGGAGAACACCACGGCTTGCCGGCGCGCGAGCGGCTCCTTGAGCTCCTTCAATTCCGCCTTGTCGAAGGTTGCGACCGGCTGCTCGGAAAGCCAGTTGTCCTTCTGCGGCGTGAAGGTGTTCAGCATGTCCGCGCTGAAATCCTCCAGCACGGTGCCGATCGTCTCGTCGAACACCTCGTCGAACTGGTTGCCGGGCTGATCCTGATTGAACCCGTGCCGCCACGGCATCGCGTATTTATAACAATCGGCGATGCGACCCTGATGCCGGTTGCGGTCGTCGCGCGCGCGCTGCAGCCGCGCCGTCACGTCCTTCAGCAGCGGATCGTCCGCTTCGGGAGGCTTGCCAGGGCGCAGGGGGGTGACCGATGCCATCAGCCGCTTCCGAGCAGCGATGTGAGCCCGCGGCGGCCGAACACCTTGCGCAGCGAGGCAAGGCCAGCGCCGGGGTCGTTAATTTGCGTACGCTGCTGCAGGTTCTCCTGCGTCGCCTTGACCCGCTCCGCTTCCGCGCGCTGCTGCTCCTGGTCGCGGAGCGCCTTCGCCGTCGGGTCCTCCTGGGCGGGCTGCGGCGTTTTCGGGGCGAGAAATCCCACGGTGCTCCTCGGGCGGCAGCGGCACGATTTCCGCGCCGTAGGCCACAAGGTCCCGAAAAAGGCCGTCCGGCCGCAACGCACGTGATTTGATGCCCAGCAAGGCCTTGATCGCGCCGCTGCAGAACAGCACCGGCGGCATGTGCGTGCGCTCGTCGCGGGCCTCGACGCGCAGGAGCGCGTGCGCGCGGGCCAGCAGGTCGTCGTAAATCTCGCCGGCAGTGTCAGGGCCGCGCACCTCGACCACCATCCGGCTGCGCCCCGGATTGACGAACACCCAGCGTTCCTCGTCCGGGAAGTAGGCCGCCGCCGCGACATGCCGGAAGCCGCGGCGGGTGAACAGCCGCGCGAACCACGCATCCGGATTGCCGTCGGTGAAGAACACGAACCAGGCGCGGCGCGCGGGACGGACGGGCGCAGGCTTCTGAACGAGGCGGATCACGCATAGCCTCGCGCATAATTTAGTGTCGATTTTGGCAATGCGGCCGCAAGCCGCTGGAGGTCAAGACAAATATGCTCGTAAATATTCGCAAAGAATTTATACGAGCACGACGTTCCTACCATGTTCACCATCTCCGCAGGCCTCCACCGCCCGTCTGCTGCCGCTTGAACGGATCGTAGCGCTTGATCGTGTTCACGGTTTTCTTCGGCTCGCTCGAGCCGGTGAGCAGCAGTCTGCCCTCTCCGCCGCCCATGAACAGCGTTTCGCCAGCCTCGCATACGTGGCTGTATTGGTTCTTCTCCGGATCGTCCGCGTAGCGCTCGCCCGACACCCGGATCCGGCGCATGTAGTAGCCGCCTGACATGCCGGTGATGTACGTCACGCAGCTCGGATCGACCTGCAGCGCGCTGCCGCGTCCGCTCGAGGACCGGCGCATCAGGACCGCATTGGTCGCCTCCTGCCGCTTCGACGCGCGGTTCTGCCCGTCCCATGTGGGCTGGATGTTCAGGCCGATCGAGCGGAAGATCGCGAACGGCGTGTCGTCTTTCGACGTGCCGCCAAAGGCGCCGTCCGGAGCACCCCACGGCACAAAGCGGAAGCCGGGAAAGTTCTGCGCCAAGAACGCCTTCAGTTGCGGCGCAAAGTCTGCAATGAAGCAATCCGTGCCGATGAATTCGCGCAGAATCAGCCAGTCGCCGCGCAGGTTCTGTCCGATCAGAGCCGCCGGGTTTTTGCCCGACGGGTCGACGCCGATCTGGATTGGAATTCCGGGCACAGGGTCGAGCGGTCGATCACTGACATGCTGGTCCCGCTGGAAGTTCGGATAGACCGGCTTGCCGTCGACCACCACGGCAGAGCGGTTCATCACATAGGCGTCGATCCATTGCTTGGTCTGCGCGCCGACTTTCTCCATGTAGAAGTTCTTGGGGCCGAGCGGATCAACGCCTGGCGCGTGCAGATGCCGCAGATTCTCGGCGCGCGGATTCGGTTCGTAGCGAATGAAGTTGCCGCGCTCGTCGAACACCTCCTTTAAGCCCGGCGGCTGCAGGTAGAACGCCCAGTTCTCTGGCTTCTTCAGCGCCGCCCGCTCGCTCTCGCTCATCCAGTCCGGCGCAGGCACGTCGCCCCGCATGATCGGAATCCAGTGGTCCGCCGGCGGAGCGTTCGTGTCCAGGATCAGCCCGCCACGCACACAGCCGCCGTCCTTGTTCGCCGGATAGCGCGGCGGCGAGACGCGCGACGCCGCATGCCGGATCACGGCAAGCTGCGCGTGCTGGCCCTCGTTGAACCACATGCCCGACGTCTCGAGCGAATCGAAGTAGGACTTCGCGTCGCGAATGTCCTCCATCGCCATGAAAATCACGTCGAGCTCGAGGTCGTCGACTCGGACCTCGTGCAGGTAAGGCCGCGTCTCGTAGAACCGCCCGAACTGCGCCTGCGGAAACCAGTCGAGCCACGTGCGCAGGCACGTCTCCTCGATCTTCGGATAGGTCTCGCGGAAGATGTGCCAGCGGAACCGCTTCTTACCGTCAGCCTGCCGAGGCTGCGCGTTCGCCTGCTGGAAAATATGATGGCAGCACGCCGTCGAAGTGCCCGAACCCTGCGGCCCCTGGATGATCTTCACCCGGCTCGTGCTGTCCGACATGAAGTCGATCAGCGTCTGACCATCCGGCCGGTAGATGCGGCGCTGCGAGCCGTCCGCAAAAATCGCGACCTTTCCATCTTCGGACAGGCGAAACGGAGCGCTCATCCGTCCCCACAATCGCACGGCAGCAGCGATTGCATCTGCCGGCGCTCAACCGCCCGCCGCGCTCGCGCATACCTGAAAGCGTTGATGTCGGTGACCGTCGCCGCCACACCGTCCGCGATCACCACGCCCTCGTCAGGCGCGCGCTCGATCCGGACCACCGGCAGGACAATCACCTCGGCCATGCCGCAGCGTCCGCCGCGCAAGCCCTCAATCCCAACGCACAATCAGCCGCGCGGCACCAGCAGCCGATTCCCCTTCGGCGCGAACGCCGCATCCAGCAACTGCCGCTGCAACTGCGCCGCACCCGACGCCAGCGCCACCGGATGCCGACCCGCCACACTCAGCGAAACACCGTCAGGCCCCGACGCCATCACCACCGCAACCCCAGCCAGCCTCCCCGACCGCGCCGCAGCAAGCGCCTGCTCCAAAACCGAAATCACCTGCGGGTCGCCAAACTGCGCGCCCGAACCCATGATCTCCCGAACCGCCGCATCCGCACCGTTCATCATCCCGACCTCCCTATTGAACATCAGCCTCCTGCCACGTCCCGCACCATCACAGCCTTGAGCACTTCGGCAGCGCCGATGGTCGCGTAACCGATAGGCCCAACGATCTGGTAACTGTGCGCTTCGTCTGAATGGTGAAGCACGGCGTAGAGGCCAGCGAGTTCCCCCGATTTCGCGCGCTCCAGCAATTCCTCGCAGAACTTCACAACATTCGGTTTCGGCTCTCCGGGCGGCAAAATTTCCCCACCGCGCAACGAAACGACCTTTGGTGCCTCGCTCATCTCACCGACCTTTCAGCCCAAAAAAAAATCCAGACCAGACCCGGAATGGATTGGAGGAAAAATCGAGGGGGGAAGGGGCGAAGATCGCGCGTCGCCCGTTTTTGCCCCCCGGGCCGGCCGCAAGCGCTCGCCCACGATCGACCATCCCCCCCCCCATCCCCTTGCAGGCTGGTCATGGCTCATGACCGCTCAACCGGCACTAAGTCATTGATCTGGCTTGGTGTGGTGTGAACGCTGCGGCCTGGTGCATCTACTTGCTGCGCTGCGTTCAGCGGCTGCCATGGCGTCAGGTCGATGACGTAACCAGCGCTCATGTTGTTGTTAATGCTGACGTTTACGTTCGTGCCGCTGGCCTGCGGCCGCAGGATCCCGCCGTGCTCGAGCAGCCGCTCGCTGACCTTGGCCGCGACATGCTCGGATTCAGCGTCGACGAGCTCGACCATGCGCGTGCTGGCACGCCAGACGCCGCGCGCGATGTTTTCAGCGGCTCTGCGCGCGATAAACGCCTGTATTTGCGGTTTCCTCAATTCGCGAGAGAGATGGAATTCGCTGATGCCTGCGCGGCTCGCGGCTTCTCGCTGTGTCACGCCCTTGGTTGCGAGGTGTTCAAGGGCTTGCTGCATCCGCTTTGAAATGCGGCGTTCCTTGACCGGTTTCGGCGCTGGTGGTGCGGCCTGGTGCTCGACGGTGGCAAGGTCTGACATGCTGCGAGCATGGGCGCGGTGGCGCTGCCCGGATAACGCACAGTCGGTTGTGGTGTTGATGGCGCCCTCGGCGGCCGTTGGCCTTGAGGGCTCAGTCTCCGCGCTCGCAGGCTCGCTTAGAAGGAACGCGGGCGCGTGTGCTGGCGGGCGATGGAATGCGCGATTGCCGCCGCGGGTCACAACGCACACGGCCGCATCCATGGTCATTCCATTGTTATTGCAATGGGTTACAACGTCACGCGCACGACCTTATGCTCAATGTGAGCAATCTTGACACGAACAGGGGTCTTGTCAAATTGACAACACCTTGCAGCCGGCCCCCCATCATCGTCGAGCGACGGCCATGCGCTATCTGCGGCGCGGGCTGGTGAGCGTGCGCGAGGCGGCGGCTATTGCCATGGTATCGCGGCAGCGTGTGATGCAGTGGTGCGCAGCGGCGGGCATCGACCCGGCCAAGGCACGCAAGGCTTGGCTAGCTTCGATCCTGCAGCGAATGGATCGCCTCGACACCAAGGCCTGTGGAAATGTCCGACGCAATATACGGGGGTAGAGCACCACAGCCCTTTCCGCGAGGCTTGCGATTCGCGCAAATCAGTAGGATGTTGGGTTACTGACCCGGACATGGGAAGCCGCCAGGTCTGCCAGGACCCAGCGGCTTTAATCTCGTCTCCGGAACGCACCACCCAGAGAGCGGGTGCGCGTTACGGGCCCTCCCCAAGGCGAGCCGATGATTCATCGGATCGTGGCCCTCGGTCAAGAGCCCGCTCTCGCATGATGCGAACCGCTGCCATGCATGTTCGCAAGAAAGCGAGTGTACTGAAATGGCAATCGTAGATTGGCCGGGACAATCCGGCCGCACATACCGCTACCACACTCTCGCCCGCGTTACGGCAGACGGCATTCTGTCCGTTGCGGGAAACTACGCGTTCGTGAAGCAACTCGCGAACGGCAACTACCTTCCTCTCTACTTCGGGCAGGCTGAGGATTTGCAGTCTCGGCTTCCATGCCATGAGCGCTGGGCCGAGGCAGTCCGTCTCGGAGCTACCGAGGTTCAGGCGCATTCCACGCAAGGCGGAGAACTCGTCCGCTGCGCTGAGGAGCGCGACCTGATCCAGCGGTGGGACCCGCCTTTGAACACCCAGCATCGTCGCGTGGTGTAGCGTTGGGGTTCTCAGGACTTAATGCCTGATGGGGGCTGGCCGGCAGACTTGGAATGCCGGTCAGTTTCTCAACGATGCGAGCATTCGCCCGCCCAATTTGGTCAGCGCTGTTCATGATTCCCGAACGCTGGATTAGGCCGCGGGTTCCTTAAGGAACCCTTGACACTTCGATAATCTGCGGCGTGCTCCACCGCTTCTTTGCCGCCTCTTTTGCGATCTCGATTCTACGTTCCTTCGATAGCGCGCGAGCCCGCGATTTTGCTGCATTTCGACGCTGTTTTCTCAATGCTTGCGGAGCGCGCCTCGCAAGCAGCGCCATCCCGCCCTTCCGCCCGAGCTCCCGCATCAACTCCCGCTGCGATCGCGGGTCTATGTTCGCCTTCAGCTGCAGCAATTTGGCCTTGAGATTGTCCGCGCTCATCACCGCGCCTGGCCGCGGCCGGATCTCAAGGTCGAAGCCGTGCGGGAAAAGCGCGTCTACGATCACCTGCAGCGTCCCCCATTGCGCCTGACGTCCGGACGGCTGGTCGGCATGCAGTGCCTTGGGGAAATACCGGTCAGGCACGCCGGCATACTCGCTGAACTTCTCCATCGGGAAGCCGAGCGCGACGCGGCGGCGCTCGATTTCCAGCATGATGGCGCGGTAAATTGGGGTCGCCTGGGTCAAGCTGCGGCCTCGTCGGTGGCTGGCGCGGGCGCCTCGCGCGGCGGGTACATCTTGCGCAGCTGGGCGTCGGTGAAGCCCTTGAAGCGCTGCAATTCCGCAGCCTTCTCCTCGATCATGCTGAGCGCGACCCAGATGCCGCGCTCCTGCTCGTCGACCCGCCACAGCCGCGGATCCATGTTCTTCGTGAGCTCGACGAGGCGGTCGTGGCGGTGGTCGGTCTTAATCACCAGCATGTTCGCCCATGCGCCAGGTTGCGCCGGCGGCCGCGGCAAGCGCTTGGGCTCGTATCGGGGGAGCTCGGCGTACTTGGCCATGCGCGCGCGCCGCGCGGCCTCGGCCTCGCATGCCTCCTTCAACTCCTTCACCGTCGGCAGGAAATCGCAGCGAGACGGCAGGCCGCGGCCTGGATGGCAAATCTCGCGCACGACCTCGTCGTCGTAGTCCATCAGCACCGTCAGGACCGACGCGACGTAGGTCTCGGGGTCGTTCGCCTCACCCTTGCGAAATGAGCCGAAAAGCTGCCTGGCCGCCAACGCCTGGGCCGCTGTCGGCTGCCTCGCGCTGCCGAAGGTTTTCGATCGCCCGGTCTGCTGCGTCGAGGATCCCTGATTTGCCATTGGTCGGCTTCCTTTTCCCGGCTTCTCGCCGCATCCACGCTGAAAACGTCATGTCCCAATTAGATTTTCGCGCCACCGCGCGGTTCGAATTCGCGCCAGCCCATAGCCGCATGTCGTCGGCCATCGTTTCGATTTCGAACAAGCGCAGG